TGCGTTTGTAGAACCATTAGAGTCTACTAGTTTAATATCAACTCATCAGATCCTTTCAATCATTGTTGAGTTATTGGAAAGAAGAGATTTTAATGTTAACAGGTTTGATATTGATGGATATAATCAACAAGCATCACAAGTTATGCTTGGATATAGAGATTTTGTTTCTCATCATTATGCATTGAGTTCTAGAACAGATACACCTTACTGGAAGTATCATACACAGGAAAAAGATTATAGGAATGTACCAGATGATCAGTTCTATCCTATACACTTAGAGAGTGGAGGAACTACATTCAGTAATGCTTATGAGATGACTCTATTCTTCCATCAGTTTGAGCATATTTGGGACATATCAAATGTTGGTATGTCATATATCATGGCTGGTATGGGACAAGTACCTATAAGTAAATATCTGTTACAATGGGTAAGGAATACTGACCCTGAAGTAGATGCAAAGATTGCAAAAATTTATGAGGAATGGATAGAAGAGTATGAAAATAATAAAAAGATTGTTGCTACTCTTCCATCTTGTATTGATTTCTTGAGAGAACACATTTATGGATTTGACAATTGACTAGTTTTGTAGTATACTCATTTTATAGGAATTAAAAATTATGGCTGTAGATTTTGATAGGTACTCTCATTTCGTGGATGCTGTCACAAGCGATTGTTCTAAGGATTTTGTCGCTCTTGCTGACCGTATGGGTGAACTTGACAGACAAGGTGCCAATATTGAACGTCTTACCACTGCTGGTGTTGGGCTTGCTGCTGAGTCTGGTGAGTTTCTTGAGATTGTTAAGAAGATGGTGTTTCAAGGTAAACCTTGGAATGACGACAATAGAGAGCATCTTATTATTGAGTTGGGTGATACTATGTGGTATGTGGCACAAGCTTGTATGGCTTTGGACATATCTTTTGATGACGTTATCGTAAGGAACGTAGAGAAACTAGAGAAGAGATATCCTAAAGGAACTTTTGACCCTTACTTCTCTGAAAATCGTGCCTCTGATGATAGATAATATATAGTTAGCACCTACAAAATATACTGATGCAAGTAACTATTAAAGCACCAGACGGTACAGAATCTACTTTTGATTGTGCTCCAGACCAATATATTCTAGACGCTGCTGATGAGGCAGGTTTAGATATGCCATATTCATGTCGTGCTGGTGCTTGTAGTACCTGTGCTGGTAAAATTGAAAGTGGTACAGTAGACCAAGAAGAGCAATCGTTTATAGATGATGACCAATTGGAAGCAGGATTTCTTCTAATGTGTGTTTCATATCCCACCAGTGATGTAGTAATCTACTCAGAAAAAGAAGAGGAACTTTACTAATGGAAATTCTAATGATCGCTCTTATCGCTGGAACACTGTTCGGTGCCTACAAACTTACCCCTAAAAAATGATGCAAACACTCTGGATTCACACGGTAGCTTTTTTCCAAGTGGTGGTAATGAATTGTATTCAACCAGTTAATTGGCAATATTGCTATCGTGTTGACCAGTGGTTATTGCCAGAAGTAATAGAAGGATACCAGATATGGTCTGGAGAAAAACATCCATATCAATCAGAAAAAGACTATCTTAAAGACCTTCCCTAAATACTTTGCGGGAGGTTTTTTATATGGCTTGGGTAAGTTTATCACCACTAAGATTCGTCCAATCTTTTAAGACGAAAAAGAATAAAGAAACTGCATCTGCTGTGATGAAAGCTGCTGGGGTTGAGCAACTTGATTTAACGAAATTTAAAATCGATGATAGTTTTATGAATGGTGAATTTATTGCCATGCCAAATTTTAATGCTAGAAGAAGTGGATTAAGTAATATAGTTATTAAAACTGGGGCTGCCACAGTAAATAAAATTATTAACGCATATAAAAATAAACCCAACATTGGCAACTATAAAAATGGACAGGAAGTAGAAATTAAGTTTGCACAAAACTATAACTTCCAAGGAGGTAAACTTCCACAAGTAGTTAAATTTGTGCAGACATCAAAACTCAATGTAAATGCTGCTGGAGTGAAAGTCAGCGCAGCTGCTATGACAGCAATGTCTGAGTTGGGAGTTTTATGGGTAATGCGTCAAGCAATACAAAGAAATAAAAATTTTAATAGTGCTGACGATATTAAAGAAGATAAAGAGACTTGGAAAGAGTTGGTAGATATTTGGACTCTGATTGGGAAGATGCCAGACGGACCAGATGACTCATGGTTAGATACTTTCTATCAATCTAATCGAGCATTCCTGCGAGTGATTTCTAGTCCATCATTTACAGAATTTAATAGAGGGAAGTATCACGCTAACAATACAACGTATACCATACCAGGGTCGGATTCCAGTGATTCTTTTATGGAATACATAAGCGATTTTATTAATAAAAATTATGGCATATCAAAAAAAGATAATTGGAATCCAGCTGATATTTGGTTGATTAAAAACAAAGATAAGTGGAAGAGACAGATTGAAGCATCATGTAAATATGATGGACCTAAGAGTAGTGCAAGTGCCATGGTAAATCTTGAGCAGTTGAATAGTATTCTGAGGAATGCATACAACAGTCATGAAATCATAGGAGTGTCTTTAAAGAAGATTACTAAAGGACAGGAAATGATTTATGTGGCAGTTAACACAACAGAGAAATTTATTTCTGATAGAAGTGACACAGAATTTAAAAAACAATATGCATTCTCTGGAGCACACTCATATTTTGATGAGGCAAAAGATGGTCCTATTACACAGGACACAGTTATCTGGTGCGCTAATGGTAAGGTAAGTTTTCAGGTGAAGGCGAATAGTAGCTCTGATAAAAGTGGGTCTGGACTTAAATATGAAGGCACCGAAAGACCACGCACTGGGGCAAGATTAGGTAAAGCAACAGTCAGTTTAGTTGTTGATTTGATGAGTAGTTATAAATTGAATTTTGATACAAATAAAACTTCTTATCCTTTCTCTCCAGAAGAGTTTGATTCTAAGAAAGACGACTATGTGAAGAAATTAAAATTCCTTGATAGCAAGGGTGTGACACTTTACAAAACGACCAGATTGACTCCAGAGCAGGCGGCTGATAGACTAGAGTATACGTTACAGGTCCAACCGTGGGTGGGGAATTCAAAGTGTCAGCAAATTACATGGTTGGATAAAATCATGCATTTGAGTCCTGATGATTTAAATAATTTTTTAGCAGACATGTTATTCCTTTCTAAGAAGGAAGGCAAAGGATACGGACCTTTCGGAAAGATATACTGATGTCTAAGAATACACACCTAGAACACTTAGAAGATAGTATCTTGTTTGATGGCAAGCAGGGTGCAGTGGATGCATTTAAGTTTTTAGATTTGCTTGCCACTTCTTTTTCTGGTAAACCTACTAAGAATTTTAAGGTAACCACCAAGTGGGATGGTGCTCCTGCTATTTTCTGTGGTAAGTATCCTGGCACAGGTGAGTTTTTTGTTGGCACAAAATCTGTCTTCAACAAAGATGCGAAGATTAACTTTGCTCCAGAAGACGTTGATATGAATCATGGTCACGCTCCTGGACTAGTTGCCAAGTTGAAAGATGCTCTGAAGTATTTTCCTAAACTTGGTATCAATGGTGTAGCACAGGGTGACTTGTTATTTACAGATGATAAGAAGTTTGAAACGATTGATGGTAAAAGATGCATCACTTTCAAACCCAATACAATTACATACTGCATTCCTGAGGACAGTGACTTATATGAGAAAGCGAAGAATGCTAAGATTGGTGTAGTATTTCACACCACTTATAGAGGTTCATCTATTGAAACTTTATCTGCTACCTTTGGATATGATGTCAAGAAATTGAGAAGCAGTCGCGATATCCTTGTGTTGTCTGCTGAGATTGATGAGTTAGGTAAGGATGTCCTACTGACAGATGCAGAGAAAGTGAAACTAATGAGGATGAAGACTGCCAGTGCAGCTTTAGTTAGAGTAACTGGTGGATTCCTTGATGAGGTTGCTGCACAGATTGAGGCAAACGACCAGTTAACTGTTGGTCCCAGATTAAAAATATATTTCAATACCTATGTTAGACAGGGACGCAAGGTTACCAATACCAAGCAGTTTGTCAATAACTTTAAGGAATACTTTGAGGGTGAAGTGCAGAAAGCAGTTGCCAAGGTAAAGACACCTAAGGCAAAGGCAACTAAACTTGCAAAACTATATGCGGGTCTGGATTTTATCGAAGCAAATGAAGCGCAGATGATTAAGGCAGTTGGACTATATACAACGTTGCAGAATGCTAAAACATTCTTTGTCCGTAAACTGGAGAGGGGTGAGAAGATTGGCACTTATCTACAAACAGAAAACGGTTATGAGATAACAGCACCAGAAGGATTTGTTGCTATCAGTGAGGAAAGGAATGCAATCAAGTTAGTAGACAGATTGTCATTCAGTGTTGCAAACTTTAACGTATCCAAAGACTGGGTGGCAGGAGATAAATGAGAGTAGTAGTAGCGTGGGGTAGATTTAATCCTCCAACAATTGGACATCAAAAACTCATTGAGGCAGTTGCTAAGATTGCTAAAGGAGATGACTACTTCATCTATCCTACTCATACTAACAAGAAACCAAAAGACCCTCTTCCATCTGATAAGAAGGTGGAGTATATGAAGAAGATGTTTCCTACTCATGCAGCACATATTATTTACAATAAAGATATCAATACTATCATCAAACTATTGCAGGAATATCAGGGGACTTATACTGATTTGACACTGGTTGCTGGGTCGGATAGAGTTCCTAGTTATAAAACACTATTAGATAGAAATAATGGTGTGGAATTTACATATAGGTCAGCGGAATGTGTGTCTGCTGGAGAAAGAGATCCAGA